TCGTCTGGTGTGACTTACACATCATCGACTGCGGTGTCTGGGTTCAATGTCTACACAGTCACGGCAACTTCTACAACATCTGAGACTGTTACTTTCCTTCCTAATTTTGATGCCGACTTCCTTGTGGTTGCGGGCGGTGGTGGAGGTGGTGGCGGTGACGGAGGTGGAGGTGGAGGTGCAGGTGGCTACCGTGAATTGTCCGCACAAAAATTAGCCATTGGCACGACATATACCGTGACTGTTGGCGCTGGCGCTTCTGGTGGTTCTGGATATAACAACGGAAGCACAGGAAGCAACTCTGTTTTTGTCTCCACGACATCTAGTGGTGGAGGCTATGGTGGCATTGGAGGAAACGATACCTCATCGACTGCTGGTGGGAACGGTGGATCAGGAGGTGGTGGTGGAGGCCGTGGCGGGAAATCTGGCGGTACAGGAACATCAGGCCAAGGCAACAACGGTGGAACCTCAGTAACAGGAAACAATAGTGGTTCAAGCCGAGGTGCTGGTGGTGGTGGCGCTAGTGCGGTTGGAGGTAATGCCACATTAAATTCTGGAACTCCTACCAGTAGCACGGCAGGCAACGGTGGTGCTGGAACTGCCTCATCAATCACAGGCTCAAGTGTTACCCGTGCAGGCGGTGGTGGCGGTGGAGGTTACTTCACAGGATCATTGGCTGGCACAGGTGGTGCAGGCGGTGGTGGTAACGGCGGAAACAATGCGGCTGGCTCTGCTGGAACTGCGAACACAGGAGGCGGTGGAGGTGGGGGTGGCTATGATGCCAACAACGGTGGCAACGGCGGCTCTGGCGTAGTCATTATCAAAATCCCGAACACTTACCTTGCCACATTCTCTGGTGGTGTCACATCTTCTCTCTCAACTTCTGTTGCGGGTTACAACATCTACACGGTGACTGCGACATCCACGACCAGCGAGACGGTGAGGTTTAAGCCTGCCGTGACCATCGATTATTTGGTGATTGCTGGAGGAGGCGGTGGTGGTTTTCAAGCGGGTGGAGGTGGCGGCGCAGGAGGCTATCGTGAGTTTTCCGCACAATTTTTTGACATTGGAGCGACCTATACAGTAACAGTCGGCGCTGGCGGGGCTGGTTCATCCTCAACCGCAGCAAGAGGGTCTAAAGGCAGCAACTCTGTTTTTTCTACGGTCACATCCACTGGTGGCGGTGGTGGTGGAACGGGCGGTGGAACTACCGCTGGGCAAAACGGAGGATCAGGAGGCGGAGCAAGATCCAACTCAAGTTCTTCGGGCGGCACAGGAAACGAGGGAAGTTTTTCTCCATCAGAAGGAAATAATGGAGGAACCGCAACTGGTTCTAGTGGATCAGGAGGCGGAGGGGGAGCATCTGCCGTTGGAACCGCAGGAGCAACCTCAGATGATGGTGGAAATGGTGGCGCAGGCACGGCATCCTCAATTACAGGCTCATCCGTTACCCGAGCAGGGGGCGGTGGTGGTGGAAATAATACAGCGGGTAGTGGAACACAAGGGCTTGGTGGGGCAGGTGGTGGTGGAGATGGTGCAACGGCTAGTATTTCTGCAACCGCTGGAGGAACCAATACGGGTGGCGGCGGAGGAGGTGGCCCCGGAACTCAAACATCTAACGGCCAGTCAGGCGGTTCAGGCATCGTCATCCTAAAAGTGCCAGATACCCATACTGCTACCTTCTCTGGTGGCGTGACCTCATCTTTATCTACTGCGGTTTCTGGATATAACATTTACACCGTGACTGCTACTAGCACGACCTCTGAAACAGTCACATTTAACCTTGCATAAGGAGATTCACTTGGCGCACTTTGCAAAACTTGATTCAAACAACATCGTGACCTTTGTCACGGTAGGCCGACAGGAAGATGACGGGAAAGAGGCTGAACTGTCTGCTCGGACTGGGGATGTCTACAAACAGACCTCCTACAACACCCGTGGCGGCGTTCACTACACCGATGGTGTTCCATCAGAGGATCAGACCAAGGCTTTCCGCAAGAATTATGCGGGACTCGGTTATACCTACGACGCTGGTCGGGATGCCTTCATTCCTCCCAAGCCTTACAACTCGTGGGTGCTGAATGAGACCACCTGCCTGTGGGATGCTCCTGTCGCAATGCCAGAAGATGCTGGTACGGGCGAACCTCCCAAGCGTTACACCTGGGATGAGGACACAATTTCATGGGTAGAAGTCGATGCTGCTTAAACTGACCAACGCCATGAAGGGACGCATCGGGGAGGGTTTGATCTTGAATACCGAGCTCATTGCGTCATTCTTTGAACACACCCAAGAGGACGGAACCAAGGTCACGGTGGCTTTTGGGATTAATAACAATTCTTGGGAGATTGTGGAATCTCTCGATGAAGTCATGGAACAGGCAAAAGGATAAGTAAATGGCAATGGAACACATCAGTGAAACAGGCAAGCATGTTGGTGACGCTGTTTCAATAGTTACTGTAGTTGGTACATTGGCACAGGTGCTCCCAAGCATTGCTGCTATATTTACTATTGTGTGGACTTCCATTCGTATTTACGAAACTGCAACTATTCAGAACCTATTAGGTAAAAAGAAAGAGAGTAAAAATGAACAAGAACTTTAAACCTTGCCCTGGTTGCCCTACCCCTGCTAAGTGTAAGAAAGCTGGTAAGTGCATGAAGAAATCTGGTGGTATGATGAAGGAAAAGAAAGTGAAGCGTGGCTACTAAATCTAAAGTAAATCAAGCTGGAGTGTATACTAAACCTAGTATGCGTAAACGCTTGTTTGAAAAGATTAAGGCTGGTAGCAAAGGTGGAGATCCAGGCGAGTGGTCTGCTCGTAAAGCGCAGATGCTTGCCAGGGAATACAAGAAAGCTGGTGGAAGTTACAAGTCTTGAAGAAAGATCCACAGAAGTCTTTAAAGGATTGGACCGCACAGAAGTGGCGTACCTCTGATGGTTCTCCGTCCAAGGGTAAAAAGCGTTACTTACCTGATGCTGCATGGAAAGCATTAAGTCCTGCTGAGAAAGCAGCAACTAATAAAGCCAAAGCAGAAGGTAACAAAGCAGGTAAACAGTTTGTAAAGCAACCAAAGAAGATAGCTAAAAAGACAGCGGGGTACAGATAATGCCATTGGTTAAAGGTAAATCTGATAAAACTGTATCTAAGAATATTCGTAAGTTAAAGAAAGAAGGCTATCCTCAAAAGCAAGCAGTAGCTATTGCATTGCAACAAAAGAGGAAAAAGAAATGAACTTTTATATTGCTGTGGCTTTCTTTTGTTTAAATGGTGATTGTGCTTTTTTTAAAGGCGATACTAACTACTATAAACTTGAAGACTGTCAAACCAAAGTTATGTCAGTTTTAAAAGATTTGGATAGTAAAGGTATCATGAGTGAAGGTGTTTGTCTTAAAGTTAAAGTAGATCAGACATGATTAAAAAAGGTAAAGAAACTTTTTCTGGTTATAATAAACCTAAACGTACTCCTAATCATCCTACCAAGTCACATGCTGTGTTGGCTAAAGAGGGTGACAAAGAAAAGTTAATCAGGTTTGGACAACAAGGAGTATCTGGTTCTCCTAAGAAGTCAGGAGAGTCTGAGTCTTACAAGAATCGTAGAGAGTCTTTCAAAGCCAGACACGCACAGAACATAGCCAAGGGTAAGATGTCTGCTGCATACTGGGCAGATAAAGTCAAGTGGTAAGTGTTGACTTTCAATTAAATTTATGGTATAATATATTATGACCTATCTACAGTTAGTCAATGAAGTACTTATTAGGCTTAGAGAGAACGAGGTAACTACTGTATCTCAGACTCCGTACTCTAAGTTGATTGGTAAGTTTGTTAACGACATTAAACGAGATGTCGAAGATGCTTACGACTGGAATGCTTTAACTGATACGCTTACCGCCACCACTTCTGCTAGTTTATTTAATTATGTTCTTACTGGTTCTGGAGTTCGCTTTAGAATCTTAGATGTAATTAATGACACAAGCAATTGGTTTCTTGAACCCACACCTCGTAGTTGGATGAATGAACAATTTCTTATTAATTCTAACGCTTCTGGTTCTCCTCAGTATTATAGCTTTAATGGTGTGGACACTAATGGTGACACGCAAGTAGATTTGTTTCCTATACCTAATGGTGTATACGATATCCGTTTTAATATAATTAAACCACAAGCTGCTTTATCTAGCGATAGTACTAGAATATTGGTTCCTTCTGAACCTGTTATATTTGGTGCTTATGCCAAAGCTTTGATTGAACGAGGAGAAGACCAGGGTATTCAAAGCTCTGAAGCTTTTGCTATATACAGAACATCACTAAGTGATCATATAGCAATTGAAGCTTCTCGTTATGGTGAAGAAACTATTTGGGACGCTCGGTAGTGGCTCAACAATTACAGAGTATTTCAGTAGCTGCTCCAGGATTCTTTGGGTTAAACACTCAAGAGTCTGGAGTTACGCTGCCTCCTAACTTTGCATATGAAGCTTCTAACTGTATTATAGATAAGTTTGGTAGGATTGGTGCTCGTAAGGGTTGGGTAAAAGTCAATGCTGCAAACACAGACTTAGGGTCTGGTAAGATTCAGACAATCTTTGAGCTAGTTAAAGAGGATGGTAATGTAGTTATTTCTGCAGGAAACAATTACATTTTCACTGGCACAACGACTCTGACTACTGCAACTATTCGGAACACTACCAACACTGCAAACTTATCGTATACGATTACAGATAACCATTGGCAGATAGCTTCTATACCTTTTAGTTCTGGTCTTAATGCATCGCAACATGCTTACTTAGTTCAGGCTGGTCATCCTACCTTGATCTATCACAAGTTGCCTGACACTGGTACAGGTGCTCAAGTCACAGTTAATAGTGTATCTAGCGGTAAAGTTAGTTCTGTTACTGTAACAACTGCTGGCTCTGGCTACGCTGTAAACGATCTGTGTACAGTCACTGGTGGGTCAGGAACTGGAGCAACCTTTACAGTTACTTCAGTTAATGGATCAGGTGGTGTCACTGCTGTTAGTATTACTACTCAGGGTGATGCATATACAAATAATGATGTACTAACTTTAGTTGATACTGATTATCATAGTCATGAAAATGGATATGGTTTTCAAAGACTGGGTGATGTAGGTACTTTACCTGCTGGTTTTACTGTTGACACTTTTAAACCTAATGTAGCATTGGCTGCTTATGGTCGTATATGGTATGCTGATATTGCTGGCGATAAGCAAACTGTTTACTTTAGTGATCTATTAGATGGTGGTAAACTAAGTGGTGGTAGTGCTGGTAGTTTAAACATTGCTACTGTTGTACCTAATAATGATCCTATTGTAGCACTTGCTGCACATAATAACTTTTTAATTATCTTCTGCAAAAGAAACATTGTTGTTTACTCAAGCGCAGATGATGTAAGTAATCTAGTGTTGTCTGATACTATTAAAGGTATTGGTTGCATTGCTCGAGACTCTGTTCAAAATAGTGGAACAGATATTGTATTCTTGTCTGATACTGGTGTTCGTAGTTTACTTCGTGTTATTCAAGAGAAGTCTCTTCCATTTAGAGATCTAAGTAAGAATGTACGTGATGAGTTAATGGCTTATGTTACATCTGAAACTTCTAAATTAATTAAGAGTGCTTATTCTCCTAATGATGCTTTCTATGTTTTAAGTTTACCAACCAGTGGTTTTAGTTATGTCTTTGATATGAGGACATCACTAGAAGATGGCTCTGCTCGAGTAACCACATGGAATAAAATCGAACCTCAGTCAATGTTTGTAACTGAGAACAGAGAACTTCTTATAGGTAAGTCAGGGTATATTGGAAGATACTCTGGTTATGTTGATGATCAAGCTAGTTATCGTATGCAGTATTATACTAGCTTCTTTGATTTTAATTCTGCTACTGTTATTAAAATACTAAAGAAGATTAATAGTATTGTGTTTGGTGGAGCAGCACAGGTCTTTGTTGTTAAGTGGGGTTACGACTATGGTGGTCTAAACTATAGTCAAGAAATTACTCTACTAGATTCTAATGTAGCTCAGTTTGGCATAGCAGAGTACAATACTACTGCTGAGTATGCTGGATCAGAAACTATTAACTCTTTGTCTAACAGTGGACAAGGTTATGGTAAAGTGCTTCAAGTAGGTTTTGAAGTAGAAATTCAGAATAGTGCTATGTCAATTCAAAAGTTTGATGTGTTTGTAAAAACTGGAAGGACTATTTAAATGTCGAACTATACTAAAGCAACAGACTTTGCTGTTAAAGATTCTTTAGCTTCTGGCAATCCCGCTAAGATTGTTAAAGGCACAGAAATTAATACAGAGTTTACTGCTATTGAAACTGCTGTCAACAGTAAACTTGATGGTACGTTTGCTGCTCTGAATACTTTGTTATCTGGTAATACAATTACTAATGGAACTATTAGTGGTGGCACATATTAGTAATGAAAATACCAGTAGTAAATAGAAATGAGTATGTAATTTACTTAGAGTTTTTTAATAACTTGTATTGGCTACATACTGATGTATACAAATGGACTGCAGAAATTAAAAAAGATTATGTTAGAGAATTAAATCAATTACAAGATTTGTTGAATGCTCCTTTATACGGAATAGTAAATAACAATAAGCTTGGTAAGTTTGGTAAAAGTATAGGGTTTTCTTTTTTAAAGTCTGTTAAAGGTGTAGATAATTTTTTATATCAGATTTATACTAGGAGTTAAATAATGGGAAGTCTTGTCAGTAGTATTCTAGAACCTTTTACTGGAGCCAAAGCTTCTGCTGCTGCAGCTTCACAGGCTGCTAACACTCAGGCACAGGCTGCAAGAGATGCTGCTACTGCTGCGGCATTTAGACCAGTAGGTATCACTTCTCGATTTGGTGGTTCTTCTTTTGGGTATCAAGATATTGGTGGTATACCTAGACTAACCACTGCTCAATATACACCTGCACCTGAGATTGAGAATATACGAGAAGCACTGCTTGCTTTAGCACCCACATCACTTAACTATATTCAGAGTGCTGCAGGGGCTATTGAACCTACAGGACAAGCAGCACAGTCTTTGTTTAATTTAGGTAGGCAGTATCTTGCTGAAAGCCCAGAAGCTTTAAGGCAACGTTACTACTCACAGCAACAAGCACTCCTTGAGCCTACTCGTAGACAAGAAGAAGCTAGACTTGCATCGTCTGTGTTTAGGACAGGTCGACAAGGATTAAGCTTATCAGAGACAGGACAACCTGAGTTGTATGCGCTTGCTCAAGCACGAAGAGAACAAGACGCTAGGATTGCTGCTGAAGCAGAACAAGCTGCACAAGGTCAACTAGGATTTGGTTCTTCTTTGTTTAATACTGGTGCTAGCTTGCTTGGTACACAATATCAACTACCTGCTCAGGCTCTTGGTCCTCTTCAGTCTCTGCTTGGTATGGCTGGTGCTGTCGAAGAACTTGGTCAGCAAGGTTATCAACTTGGTCTGCAAGCTGGTGGTCTTGGTCAAACTGGTGCTACTGCTGCTGCTAACCTGCTTGGTTCTGGTTTGGCACAAGCTGCTCAGACTCGTTACCAAGGTGTCCAGCAAGCTAATGCTGCTAACGCTGGTTTCTTGTCTGGTTTGATGCAAGCTGGTGCTGGTATTTATGGAATGAGTCGTATGGGTACTGGATCAGTATTTGGTAGATCACCTATGACTCTTGGAGGAGGAGGATAATTAATGGGACAATTAGCACAAGCAACATTTAAAACTCCAGAGCAAGTGCTTATGGAGAGACAACAGCAAAGACAACAAATGTATTCTGCTGCTCAGTCTCCTTATGAGCGCATGGGCATGGCTCTTGGTAACATACTTGGTCAAGCTTTTGGAGTTAAAGACCCAGCACTTGAACGTGCTTCTCTTACTCAGCAAATATATAATGATACGTTGAGTATGAACCAAGATATTAATTCTTCTGATTTTTATAATACATTAGCTAAAAACTTATCTGCTGCTGGTCTTGCTCCAGAAGCTGCTTATTCTATACAAGAAGGTCGTAAGTATAATCTTGAAGAGCGTAGAATGGCTGCTACTGAAGCTCAGGTTGCTCAGGGCGAAAAACGTTTGCAATTTGATAAAGAAAGATTACAAGCTGATGTTGCTCGAGAAGCTAGGCAAGGTAGACTTACTGAAGCACAGATTAGGCAGATTGATGCACAGATTGCTAACCTTGGTAGCGCATACGAGTATCAAGTTATTAAAGGACCAGCAGGAGAAACTGTTTCAATCCTTGCTATTAACAAGAAGAATCCTTCTGATGTAAGAACTATTAATACTACTCCTGATGCTGCATCTATGCCTTCTGCTCCTGTTAGCGCAGGAGAATGGAACTATGTCCCTGGTCAAGGTTTAGTTAAAGGAAAATAATGCCTGTAGTTAATATACCAGTATATGGAAAGGTAACGTTTCCTGACTCAATGTCTGAAGAAGATATCCAAAAAGCTATTGAGCAAGATATCTTCAAAGGACAGATGCGGGAGATGGGAGCAGGAGAGACATTTGCTAGAGGTGCAGAGCGTGGAGCCACTGCTTTAATTCGTGGTGGTGCTGAACTTATAAAGAAAGCTGGAGTAGATGTAGGTGCTACAGAGTCTGCTCCTACTCCTGACTATGGTGATCCATTAGACTGGATGAATGGTAGTCCTTTGTCTGCTGAGTCACAACGTACAAGCTTGGCTGATACGACAAAGAAACAACTAACTGATCTCGAGCGTGAGCGTGAGTTTAGAATTGGTGTCGATCAGAACCCAGTGTCTGGAATAACTGGATACATTGCTGGTGCTGTAGCAGATCCTACTAACTTAGTTGGTATTGGTGCTAAGACTGTAACCAAAGGAGCACTGAACCTTGGATTGTTTGGTGCAGCTACTGGTGCAGTCGAGCCAGTGTACGAAGAGTTTGATGATTCTCGTCTAACTAACGTTGCTTTAGGTGGTACAGTTGGTGCTGTTCTTGGTGGCGGTGTTGGCTATCTCGCACAGAAAGCAGCTAAGTCTTCTGCACAGGTAGATGTTAGTACTGGTCCTACACCTAAGACTAGGGAAGAGATTGAAGCTGAGCTACCTAAACTAGAACCTACAGAGTCCCTACCTTCGTTGCTTGCTAAAGCACCAGAGGC